AAAATGAACCATATTAGTACTGATATATATAAATAATTTAGATCACTTACTTAACATATCGTATGTAAAATCCACCTATTATAAAATAACAAAATATATAGAAAATAATGTGACTCGTTGGAGATCTGCAGAACATGATGATCTTACATCGCCTATCGATATTTTCATTATAAGGAAAGATGATTTTAACTTGATTTTTAATGATGAAGAGAAATCCATTATCAAACAATTCACATTTGAATTGGGAAAAAGCGAAGCTCTGAAAATTACGGATATTGGTGATAGAAATTCATTTAAATTGTCACCCATAATAGAAATGCCATCAGAAAAAGGATATTTGGTTTTAAACAATCAAACACTTGCTATATCTATGAATGAAAGTCCATTATATTGGATTTTAGATACAAAAATTTTTAAAGACAAAGAATTAGGTAATATAAAAGGAAAAATATCAGAGAATTTGGTTTATGGTGTTTTGGCAACACAAATATTCCCTTCTCAAATATATAAAGATGTAACCTTAAGATATGATAGAAAAGGCTCTAATAGTAAAACTGACATAGATATAATGACAATTGTTGACAATACTGTTATTGTATATCAGGTAAAAAGCAAAAAATTATCAGAATTATCGAAGAAAGGAATAGCAGAAAATATCATTAGTGATGCTGAAAAAGGTGTTCTCAAGGCATATGAACAGGGGAAGATTTCAGTTGAATGTTTGAAAAATCAAGAAGATTATACAATCTCCTCTAATCTTCCAAATTTAAAAGAATACAATTTTTACAATATATGTATAACTACTGAACAATATCCAACAATATGTTCCATTGAGTTCATTAAATCAAAAGAAATAGGTAAAAACGATCTACCTATAATATGTCAATCTTTATATGATTTGGAAATACTTTTTCTCTTGTTTAAAAGTCACGAACTTATAAATTACTTAGAATTTAGATCCAATTGTGCAAAACACAATATATATGGATTAAGTGAAGTATATTATATAGGTCTCTTTTTGGAATGTTCTGCTAAAAGCAAACCATATCCTTGTAACTATAAAATACCAAGAATATATGGAGTAATTGTAGATTGGATTATCAAGCGTATACGGTATGATGATATATCAATAGTGGACTTAAACGAAGTGTTTTTATTAATGGAACAATGTCCTATTAAAATAACATAATATAATATTTAAAATCATATTATATACCATGTTTAAATGTTTATTTGTGGTAAAGAACTTAATACTATTTACATATACACCTCAATCCCATTCACCTCAAATATACACACATCTCGAAGCTGCCGGATTTCGTCGGAGTCCAGCAGTTTCATTCGTCTTGTGCCTTTATAGAAGTCGTACCTGAGAGAGATGCAGCGGTGCCAGGACTGGATTTCACCGCTACGAGTCCATAGACGGATGTCAATGGGTTCGGGACTGGAGAGTATTTTGCGGAGGGTGGAGATGTGGATGGATTGCATAGCGGTGTGGATTAATCGAAGGTGCGGTGGAATTGATCATCGAAGATGTTGTTGCCATAGTCAATGGTGATTGGGAAATGATGGCTGCTATACTTGTACTTGAACTTGATGCAGTTCGTGGCGTTGTCGGCATCGGAGATTTCACTGTTTATGTCAGTGATTGTGATGGGAGCCAGGGCACCACCTATCTCAACGATGTTGACATAGCGAGAAAGGAGGAGCTGGGAGAAGTGCTTGGCTTCCTCGAAGGTAAGCATTGAGGACTCCACGTCATACTCGTAGGCGGACTTGTCATCATAGAAGGTAGTGATACCGAGCGAGGTGGCAGTGGAACGGTCGAGGTCGAGCTTGCTCTTGGTGACGCAAGTGAGATGTATGTATTCATCGCAGTTGAACTCATTGCGCACGAGTAGCGTGAGGTTCGGTGTGCGGTTAGTGACATAGAACGTCTTGGCAAGAAAGCCACGATGAACGGTGAACTGGAGCAGTCGGCACTTGCTGCCGATGCGGGTTTCTATAGCAATAGGACTTATAATGTCACGTATCAAGGTGGTGTTCTTGGTGTCCACTTTAGCATCCTCGATGCGAACCATGCGAGGTGTAGACTCGCCATCGAAGAGAGCCTGGCACTCGGTGTAGCCCTGCAGCGTGACATCAGGCAAGTAAAACGCCGAAAGAGTCTGAAACGAATTGCGTGGAATGGTGAACATCGAGCGTGTGGTGAGGAAGAACAGCTGTACGAAGCCCATGGCATTTGTGGCGAGGCTCAGACGAGAGTAAATGAAATGGCGCTCCGGTGTGGTCGACTCTTCAGTCTTTGTGTCCGCCGTGATGACAAAGTTGGCGAAGACACGTTGCTTATCCAGCATGTGCCCCTCGATGATGGAGCGAGCATCATAGAGCATGGCGATGTTGTTGTAAGGGTAAAGCGTAGTTTCAAAGATAGTGTCAGGACCACATGCGATAGTGACATATACCGAAGCAGCATCAGAAGATATTTCAATCTCCGATGGGATGTTGCAAGTGAAGACGTAGTAAGAAGGGTTATAATTGATTTTCAGCATGACCTTTTTGTTTTCAAAGATAACAGGCTTTGCCTGTATAAGAAAAGACCCAACCGCAGCGTTGCTCTGCACGGCTCGAAGGACAAAGGGCTTTAGTATGGAGTGTAGGCAAGTGCGGACTTGTTACGATCTTGCAGTAGCGACAGAAGAAAGCCCGACTCCTTCGAGCCGGGCGGAAGTGGAAGACTGCCTAAGCAGCCTTTTCAGCCTTTGGCTTACGCCCTCTCTTCTTCTTAGGCTTTTCCTCTACGGGAGCTGGCTCCGGCTTCTGCACCTCCTGCACCAAGGGAGCTGTGGCTCCCTTGGCTTTTGCAATCTCTTGCGAGAGGCGTGCGAGGCAATTATCAGAGATGTTCAATCCCAACCTCTTTTTGAGGAGGAAGGCGAGGCGCATAGCCTTGTATGCACTTGTGCAATACATCTTACCTGAGCTGTTATCGCTTGTGTAAACGACCCATACATTGTTTGTGGACTTGCCAGAATTGGCTTTAGCTGCTAAAATGACATTTGAAGTATTCATAACTTTCTTATTTTAAGAGTGAAACAATCTGATTAGTGAATGAGATAGACTTCGATATAGCTGATGTCTATAAAGCTGTCAGCAGCGAGTGCTTCCGCCTTGGCGCTTGCCTCAGAATGGCTGTCAGCCTCGATTTCATATTCGATATACTCGCCATCCTCTCCATTGATGACAACCTGATAGAGATTGCTTGACAATTCAACCTGTCTTGAACTTCTTTTACCGAAGTGATATTCTGAATTAAAAGTGGTGTGTACCATAATCTTTAAATTTTATTTGTTCGACTTAAAAGTGAAGCACCGAAGTGCTTTTGTAATTTTTACGTGCATACAAGGAGCAGCAAGGAGAAGGCATGTAAATGCAAGGGATAGCCAAGATTATTTCATCCTTCGGGCTTGAAAGATTTTGGAATGAGGCAAACCTGCCCCAAAAACTTTTGAAAAAATCTTAGGATAAGCGTGGAGCGCGACCCTTTCAGAATGCCGCTTGCGCTAACTTTGCAAAGGAAAAATCATAAGCATTACATTTGGTAAGTGCTTCACGTCGAACAAATAAAATGATTTGGTACAAAGAACACCACTTCAGAATATTACTCCGGAATAATAAAAGAAGAAGACTGGTGATATGAATTGTGCAATCTCTGTTGTCATCATAGGATGGGATGGCTACTTCTTCCATGATGAAATCGTGGCAGACAGATACCTATCTTTTAGGCAAGCAGAAAGGTGGATGCTCTTGCTGCATTATGAAACGGACATCAGTGGTGTCGAAGCCATTTACTAATGAGAGTGTGGAACGGATGAGAAAAGGCTGATATGAATACTTGTCATTTTGGTGGCGAACAAAAAGCCAATTCGTCCACAGACATTGCATGGGACGGTGGAACAAGCTACCAAGATAACAGCATAGAAAAGATGCACAAAGTACAGGAAAGGCGGTGCGCCACGCCTTACTCCTTTGAAAATCGGGATTGGTTACCTTATGGTATTGACTCTTACGCCTGAGAGATTGCAAAAGCCAAAGGTGCGGAGAGCGAAGCGAAGGAGGTGCTGAAGGCGGAGCATACCGCTGAAAAAAAAGAAAAGCCTTCATCCTGCGTTGGGCGCAAAACAAAGGCGTATAGGAAAGGGTGATTAGGCAGTGTTCCGCTTCAACAGAGTTAAAGTAACTCTATATGACTATACCCTATAAAATAAGTAACGCCCCCCAAGTATGCTGCTCGAAAGCTCGCCTGGGAGGCCTATTATCTTTAAGTTTAATAACTATCTATTAAATTTTCTGCTGCAAAATTACAATTAGTTTTTGTGATAACAAAGTTTTTCAAGCAAAAAAATGTTATTTCCAAAAATTATCATCTTTCCAATTAGCAGGAAATCCCATCGAATTAAGGTTTATTACGTGCGAATATTTTTCGAGCAAATCAACCAATCGCTTTTTAAATGATGTTCGTGGGTTTATTGTCTGCAACAGGTAGTATATCATACACACAGAATAGTACACCTTGTTTCTTTTTGCCGTATCAGGGTTGGAGATCCATTTGAGATTTCTTGAAAACTCCAGTTTCTCTGGCACAATATTCATATCTCTATTCCACATTCTTGAATGATGGGCACACAAGTTTCTTGTGAAATTCAAAGCATGAAGCCACGATAGAAATGTTTGCGGTGGCAAAGAAAAATACTTAGCAATGCCAACAATATCTGCACGTCTCTTTAATCCGTCACAAATACGAGATAACTGACTGAAATACATTATTTCTACACTCATCCAAGATGGCGGATTTTCCGGTTCTGAATAAGTGTCGCGATAATGTTGGATAAATGTTTCAGAGCGGTCGTTATGTAATCTATCCTTAATATGTTGCTGTATATCTGCAAAAACATCATCAGTGAAAGTAGATCCATCTCTACGTCTACGAGTTATTGGACCTTTGAAAATACTACGATTGTCTTGCCAATGTGAGCCGTATTTCAAACTTAACTGATTAACGATTTGGGTTCGTATTGCTATCTCAATGCGTTCAATGGCATCAAATAAAAGCAAACGCAATTTGCGGTCAAATTTATATAAATCATAGACCATTTCCCAAGTGGTATCAGGAGCGAATCTGTCAATAACAACACCATTTTGACATTCCTTAAATGGAAGCATATATGCACTCAGTCTGTAATAACTGATGTTGGCAAGAGTTTTCTCAACTCTTTTCTTATTGTTTACAACAAGCCCCCTGGCAATAAGCAAGTCCACTTGTTGCGAGAATGTTAGGGCCGGTTTATTATATTTTACCATGATAATCAAATTTAGACTGCAAAGATAACATAAAAATGGCGTACTTCATTATTTCAAAGCTAAATACTGCAACATTTATTTATCTCACTCCACCAATAGCAATTGGATATAAATCGTGCTGTGGGAACTTCTCGCAGCCGATATAGAGGGTGTCGAAGGCATCAGTGCCGTCGGTGCGGTGTTCGAGAAGGTCTTCTTCGGACTCCGGCTGCTTCTCCATAGACTTGTTCTTGCGGAAGCCGTTGCGCCCTCGCTCCACTCCTGCGGACTGGATAGCGAGGATCAGGTCATCGTTGTTTTGGCGGTTGAAGTACGGCATGAGGCGTTGCTTCCCGGCAAAACCCTGATTGATGAGAAGATACTTTTCATCATGTCGCATCGGGTTGCCGAGGTACACGTCGATGACCTGCCAGCCGTGGCGCTCGAACTCGTGGACAACCACCCAATGGAAGTCCTGGTCGTTCACGGCATAGTTAGAGCCGAGAGCAGTGGCATCATAGTAGTAGATGACCGTCTTGTTAGGATGTGGTGCGTAGTAGGTGCAGAAGTCGGCGACGAGCGCAGGGATTTTGCGCTCGAACTTCACATAGAACGATTTGAGGATATTCAAGCGGTTGGCACGAGGCTGACCGCACACAATCCAGTTGATATTAGCATTGTAGTCCATGCCAATGCAGAGAGGTTGCATAGGGTCGATGTCCGAGTCCGTGCGACAGTCGAGCGAGCTGTTGAGCGTGGAGAACTGGTTAGTTGCGTGGATAGTGTAGAGATCCTGCTGCGCCTCTTTTATGATGCGGTCGTAGCCGAGCGAGTCGAGGTAGTTGAAATCCGACGCATCATATTTGTGGTACTCCTGCATTGACGAGTAGAAGCCATCGTGCGAGATGCCTATCTTCTGACAGAGGATTGACGTCTGGAAGGTCTTTGGCGTGAGGTCGCGCTTCATCTGCCGGATATACTCTTCACCGAGAAGCTGCAAGTTTTCGAGTGTAGAGTATTCCTTGTAATAGACCGCCACTGAGCGCATCTTGTTAAGACTCTGATCGAGCCATTTGAGGTAATTAGGCAGATAAGAAGGAATGGGCTTGCGCTGCTCTTTGAGCTGTGCGATGCGCTCCTTCGTCTGCCAAATCTTGTAGATTGTACCTTTGATAGTGTCAATCAGTTCCGTGTCCATCTTCTCCTCGTAGTGCAGGAACCAAGAACCCTTAGTAGTCTGCGGCATATCCGAAAGCACCATCATGGAGTGGTTAAAACTGTGGTGCCCGAAGTACGAGCGTATGCCACCGTTGGCAGGTAGAGTCTCGTCCTTCAGTTTGTTGTAATCAATGAACTTCGCCTCGTCAATAAGCAGCCATGAGAGCGTGAGCGAGTTGGAAGAGCCTGGGCGGTCCTGACTGATGATGATAGCCACCGAGCCATTATAGAACGTGATGACATGCTCATAGTCAGCCGGTTCGGTGATTGGCTTCGCGAAGGACTTCGGTGGTTTTCTGCCTACCACATAATGCACGCCATTGATATAACCCCAACGCTTCCATGCTGCAAGCAGTCCAGGGAGCGTATTCGTCAAGCCGTGCTTGAACGTCGGCACGACGATACCACCAGTGGATCCAGGCATACGCTGCATATTACGCAGCACGAAAGGCGAGGCGATGGAGTCCGTCTTGCCAGTGCGTCGTCCGGCTACGATGACCGTAGTCTTCGCGCCGATGTATTGCGTCAGGAGCTGAGGTTTGTTGAAGTACACACGTTTAGAGTGTTGCTTCGCCTCGATATCCCAAAGGGAAGTATCAACTTTGTTCGTCATTGTCTTCTGGCTTAAAGATGTCATCAAGAACAAGATCTGCTTGTTCGTATTCGATATTTTCTGTGTCCGGATGCGAAGTGGTAAGCTCCTGCGTGAGCTTTCGGATGCGGTCGTCGATGTTCGGAACCGGCGTGATGCCCACAACACGCGGATCAGTAGTCGGGAAGAACGGTTGGACGACAATCATGTGGTACGGCACAGATTGCTCGTCCTCGATGTCAATGCGGTTGAACTTCGCATAAGAAGTGGCCGCTTTCTCCATCGTCTTCGTGTCCTTACGCTTCTTCGCCATCTGGTACGTCTCCATGATCATCTCGTTATACCGCCAGCGGTGGAAGTCGCGCGTACACTCAGAGAGGTTCGGTAGCAGAGCCTTGACGATTTTCAAGTCCGCATACGCCGTGACTTGAGAGAGTCCATAACGGCTGCGCAGCTCGTCGACAAACTGACGATCCTTCATGTCAGGGTTGGCGATAGACCATGTGACCATGTCTCTTAATCGAAGTAGATGTTCGATTTGGGGAACAGGATATTTACCTTCCAATTCCGATTGGGAGGTATAAAGATCCTGTTTGGCGATGTCGATAATGTTGAGCTGAGACATGATTGTTAATGTTATGGGATAAGCCTCACTAAGCCTTTCTGAGCCTTTTTAAGCCTTGGGTGTGAGGGATGTTTGTGTGCTATTTGGTGAGCTATTCATCATCCTCCATATCGAGGAGGTTGTTACGAGTGTTTTCAAGAGCAAGTGGAGAGCCGACGTAGGCGAGTTGCATCTCCTGATGCAATAGCTTGACACGTGAAGCAGCCTTGCCACGGTGGTAACGCTGCGAGACGGCGGTACTTCGGTCTGCGATGTCACGGCGTAAATCCTCTGGTGGAACACCGAGAATTACAGCCATATCGCTGATTTTGAGGTAGATTGAAGCATATTGTTCAATTTGTGTTAAAGTTTCTTCTGAATATACCATACTCGAATTTTGAGTTTTGAATGTTGAATTTTGAATTGTCGGCTTTGCCGATTTTGAGCTATTCAATTAAGAGTTATTTCCTCCGGCTGCAGTGATGCGCTGTTGGAAAAGGTCGGTTAGCGGAACGGAATGGTTCTTTATAAGATCCATGACGGACGCATGAAGAGAGTTGAAGATGTCGGGCGAAGTGGAGATGAACGTGGACTCATGTCGGTTGCCTCGTGTTAGGTTTTGCGAGGTGACGACACTAATTTGTTCTCCTGACTCCGCTTGCACGAGAAGGATTTTAGAATGGTTGTCAGCGAGATAGGTGCGTTTCATCGTCTGTGTGATGAACGCCCATAGCTTCAGCGTTTTGTTCGTAGCCTTATGGTCGAGAACAAGATTAAAGGCAGATATGTTGCCGGACTTCTCGATGAAGAAGAGACGGCGTAGGAACTCCTCGGAGATGGAGAACGAAGTCTGCCAAATCTCCGCTTTGCCGACCTGTCCCAAAATCCACTCTAAGACGTCCGCCACCTGAAGAGCATTGGAGAGATACGCCTGGTGTGGACATTCAGAGAGTGGTTTTAGGATGTCATCTATGTTGATGTTGCGCTTCACTACTTCTTGGATTTAGACTTGGACTTCGGCTTGGAAGGAGTGGCATCCTCAGGCTGCTCTGCTAATTGGTCCGTTGGAGATGGACTAATTTCTGTTTCCTTAGTCTGTTCCTTTTCGCTTTCTTTGGTTTCGGTATTTGCTGCACTTTCTGCCTTTGTCACATAATGGTCATAAGTGTCCCAATTTGCGTGCAACTTTTTATCGAGATTTATAAACTCGTCGAGTAACGGCTTGCGTTCTGCAGCCGACACCTGCTTAGTAGAGTCCGACAACAAGCGTAGGCGTAGATGGAGTTCACGCATACGGTGAGTGATATCAAGGTTCTCGACATAGAGCGCCTGGATATCCTCAGGCAGCGAGTCGTGATCCGCGCGCTTGCCAGCCTTAAAGTCCTTCGCTTCGTTGTGTTCCTTGAACTCTGTTCGACTTGCCACGATAGCATCCACTTGTTCCTGCATGATGTTCACCTCGTCGTGAGCTTCGATCTCACGGCGAGCTTTGAGGAAGGCACATAGCTTGCCTTCGATGAACTCAGCCTTGCCCTTAGGATTGATGCTGAGATTACGATACATTATAGTATTGTTGGTGAGTTGGAGAAGGAGGATAGCACCCTCATTCCAGTCACGCTCTGCAGATGGCGTGTCGAGCCATTGCTGGAGTTTGTCAGTCAGATTATTCATATAATTAGAGTTATGAGAGTTGTGAGAGAACCGTTTGCTCACAATTTGTTATTAATACCAGTGAAGAACACACAATTCTTGTGATGTTCGGTAAGCACATTGCGCATTGCTTTCAGTGTTGAGCCAGTAGTAACGAAGTCGTCGAAGACGATGCAGTTAGGCTCTTTGGGGAGATTGTTCATAGTGAACACCGCCCCAATACGCTGTTTGGAATGGCAGAAAGCAACATCCTCGTAGAACGGGATGTTCAGTTGGGAAGCAATCATTTCGCTGATGCGAGTAGCAAAGTTCTTGACGAGATGGCGACGTTTGGGAGTGGTGACGATACACCACGCCCCCGTGTTCAGCTCCTCACCGAGGATGTCACGTATCAGTGGCGAGATGCTATCAGCGAAGAACGCCACCATACTGTCGTCGCCCTTGATATCCGTCAGCGTTCTGCCATACAGCGACTTCTGCCATAAAGAGATGAAGAAAGTGTCCGCCCGTCGAGTAAGCCGGACGCGTCGGGTGAAGTCGCACCGCGCTTCGACCGACTTATCCCACGCCTTGCGTTTCTCGATGGCGAAGATATCCTTCTGTTCATGCGAAGCCTCCTTTGAAGACAGCTCAAGCAGACCCGATAAGTCCGGCACGGAAATGTCATTCAAGAATTCCTGCATGTCTATCGGAGTCCGCTTGTCCATGGTCAACTATGATTATAACTTTACTCGCTGTTACGCTGCGCAATCAATGTCGCCGTCCTCAGTGGTGATGGTGCCAGTATAGAACGGAGACGGACACTCGTCCGATGCCTCCACGTTGATAGTGGTGCCAGTGGTGCCAGTGGCACCCTGACCGAGATCCTGCGTGACTGTGGTCTTGGTAGTCCACTTGTCACAACCCACGACACGGTGCTTGCCCTTCATGTCCTCGACGATGAAGACGTTGTCGTTGTTATTGAGGTAAGCAGCTGCAGCCGATGCCGCCTCGCTTACCGACGGATGCACCGCCACGAGTTTGTTGAGCTGCGTCTGTGAGGGCAGTTCACCCTGTGCCTCACTTGTGAGCTGCGACTTCTCAGGAAGGATGTCGATGTATTTCCATACAGCGTTTTCCTTCAGCGTGAAGGAGCCGTCATAGACAGAAGAAGTGACACGTCCGACCTCGTTATGAGGAAGTTTAGGCCAAACAAGAATATCATTTTTGGATGTATAATACACACGGCGACGCACACCAGGAAGTTCCGGTGTGCCCATCGCCCATGCAAGAGATTTTTGTACGTCTGTATTAGATGCTGCCATAATTACTATTGTTAAGAGTTAGACTATAAGCCAGCCAGTTCAACGACCTTCAGGCGTCGCTTGTCGATAGACTCGAACTGTACACCGAAGAACATGGTGGCGATGTACGAGAGAAGGAACGCATCGAAACGTTCAACGTCAACAGATTCCACGTCGCCCATCTGGTCATATCCATAAAGCATATTGATCTTTGGTGAGATGTGGATATACTTCGAGTCCGTCTTGTTAGCAAGCGGACAGAAGATGAGTTTGCCGTTAGAACCCTCGACAGTAGGCTGATTGTATTGCGTGTTGTACGGAATACCGCTGTGTGTGAGCAGATAACCCTCGTTATACTTATCCACGAAGTCCTGCGAGCAGTACATGAAGAGAGTCTGCGAGCGAAGACGAGGATCGAGCGAGAAGAGGATTTCCTTAGCCACGTCAACGGCGTTGGCAGAGGTGATGGCATCCGTCAGTTTGAGGTAATTGCCGTTCTCCTTAGCGAGAGCACCAGAAGTAACCTCCTTCTTTGTGATGGTATCGAAGCCATCGAAGAGATCCTGGGTGGTAGTACCGCTTGCGTTGCGCACACCGCTCCAGATAGCATCATTGAGCTTTTCGGAGAGCGACTTAGCGATAAGTCCAAGCACCTCGCGAGCCGTAGGCACAGACTTCTGTCCGTCGCCCTTAGTGGCACCCGTGCCGAGGAGCGTAGAGATAGCCGAGTTAGGCTCGAACTTAGCGACCACCGAACCGAAGAAAGTTTCAAGCGTTCGGAAGTCCAGCTGCAAGTTCACGTCCTCTGAGCGAGTTGGCGAGTAAGGAGCGAACTGTGCCGAAGCGTTGAGCGTGCCCACACTCTCCTTGTAGCGGATGCCAGGGCGACCGGTCATAAACTTAAGAGTCTCGTCGCAGCCGATAATCGGCAGACGAAGGAAGTCAGAACGCCACTTTCGAGCAGCATCCTTGTATTCTTGTAGGGTAAATTGTAGTTTTCCTGCCATAGTTGGAGTTTTGAATTATGATTTTTGAGTGTTGAATTATCGGCGATGCCGATTTGGAGTTGTTCAATTTTGAATTATGATTTGTGAGGTATGGAGGCAAGGCTTATGGTAATGAGTCAAAGAGAGCCTGAGCCGAGTTGGTGGTGTCGTAGAACTTCTCGATGTCAGACTTTTCGGTGTTGGTGCCACCGTCCTTCTTGTCATCAACAACTGTGTTAGTGGTATCAGCAGGGAGCTTTTTCATTTTCTCCTCCAAATCGCTGTTAGCCTTAGTCAGACGGTCAACGTCAGCCGAGAGATTGGTGATTTCCTTGTACTTCGCTGTGATGTCCGCCTCGATAGATTCGAGCTGTGCCGTGGTAAGCGTAACCTTGTCATCTTTAGCTTCCAGCGAGTCGCAAGCGAGAGTCTTGCAAATGTTAGAATAGGTCTTTTTCATTTTTTCTTCAGAAGATATAGTTGGAACAATTTTATTTGGTTTCTCTTGCGAGTGGAAAACAGAGACACAAGCCTGCAGGAATCGTCTGAACGCCGTGATGTCTTCCGACTTCGTGTCGGTCAGCATCTTAGGAAGCGGTATGCCGTGAGCGGTAAAGTCCGCAGCAATAGCCTCCGTAAGAACTGGAGCCGACTCATCATCAAACTCCGTGAGTTCATCAACGAAGCCCCAAGCCAGTGCCTCCTGTGCTGTCAGCCATCCACCCATTTTCATGAGTTCCAGCAAGTCGGCAGATTTCTTCTTACATCGTCCGGCATACATCTCAGCGACGTTGGCATCCAGCTTGTCAAGGTCAGACTTCTGCTTTTCCAGATTGTCGATGAGATTCTGCATATCCGTAGCGTTCAAGCTGCCCCACTCGAAGAACGACTGTGAGCACTGGTGCACGAGATACATAGCCGAGTGATCCATGGTGATACGCTTGGCACCCATTGATGCGATGGTGGCGGCACTGGCGTTCATGCCCACAAAGTGCACATGAACATTGCCGTGTCGCCTGAATGCAGATGATATAGAGAGAGCGGTGTTGAGCTGTCCGCCGAGAGAGTCGATGAGAACAGCAACCTCCTTGTCGGTGTTCTTGTTAAGGACGAAATCGACGTAGTCAGAATCGAAGTCCCAACCACCGACGTAGCCTTTAAGATGGAGATTGTATTTTGTCTTTGCCATGATGTTTCATTTTTAGGCAAAGATACATTGTTATATATAGTGTTAGAAAGACAGAAAAAGAGTGTTGAATGTTTAATTTTGAGTTTTGAGTTGTCGGCCTTCACCGATTGAGAATTATTGAGTTAAGAATAATTTTCATCGTTTTCAAAAACTCAACCGATTTTGGCTGTATCTTTTGTAACATTGTAAACAAAGAAAGAAAATACTGATTATCAACACTTTAAGTTTTGATGCAATGTTTCAACTGCATACAAAATGTTACAAAAAGGCATGAAAAAAGGCGCTCATCACGCCGTGCATGGCACAAGTGCCACTTTGTTTGTATAAGATATGGTGTATTTCGTAGCAGCCGAATCACCATCCACCTTGCCTGTGGAGTCGTCTACCTTGATGACAGGATAAGGTTTGTCAGCCGTGCCGATGAGATACTGCTTTCCATCCACCGTCTGGATAACGAAAGCAAGATGCTCATGAGCTGGCAACTGCGAAGTAGTAGAGAAAGAGAGTTTCACCTTTCCCAAAGTATCGTTATTGTCAAACTGCGTCTCCATTTCACAAACGGCATCACCGATATGTGGAATTAGGAAAGTGTCAGCGAACACTCCGACAGGAGCATCCGCCAACGCTTTCTGTGTGATGCTTGCCATGAGCGACGAGGCAAGCACGTAATATATATTGATGATTCCGGGAAGACGTTGCATATTATTCTACTATTTCTTCAGTTTCAACCTTGTTATAACTATCGTTTTTTATCGTGCTGTTTTTTCGCTTGCATTGGTTAGTAAGATAATTCTTACGCAAGCGTTGGTATATTTTCGCGATGGAGTCCCAGCAAGTGCCGTCCTCCTTGATGCCCCGTTGCTCCATGTAGAGATAAATGAGGTCTTTCTGCTGTTTGCCAATCTTGCCAAAGTCATGCAGGAACGTCCAGCAGTCTACATCAAAGGAGTTCTTCACGTTCTCCAGCAGCGCACGTTTACCAGTGTCGGTGATATGGTTGTAAATACGAGGGTCGCGAGTTTTGGAATACGGAATACAAATAGCGACTTCATCCTCACGTTGCCTTGTAGGAACAGCAGAAACAGGCGGTTTGACAACAGCGAGCTTTATAAGTTTAGACTCGATGCTGCCGTTTCTTAGACGCACTGGTTCCGTGCCACTGTGCCGATGTACGAACCACTGGCGCAGATAGGAAGGCATTTTGATATAGATGTGATAGTCGCTCATAAAACATGTAAAATGATTATGAGCACAAAGATACTATAGTTTTGTGTAGGATGTATGGAAAGTAGGGAACGTTTAAGGTTTGTTATTTGATAGATAGACACTATTCAGATGGAACACCCCTTACGGAGAATATATTTCTTGGTTACAATAAAAAGGTGGGCTGCCGGAGCGAGGCAATTGCCTCGTCCGGCTTCCACCTTTATCTGCGGAAGACGTAGCCATCCTCGAAGATGTAGTCCGAGATGAACAAATCCCTTGCAAACGCCTTGTAATCGAAGTAATATGAGAGATTGCCCATCATGCGCTCCAAATCATAGCACTCATTGACGATGTGTGTGGCGAAATCCTCTTCCGAATCATATTCGCCCTCATAATTATCTTCAAAATCCGAAATGCTGTCATCGCCAGTGGCGGAAACATAAGCCTTAAACGCTTTCTGTTTGTCATCATCCATTTGGATGAAAGCTATTATCTTGTCGAAAACTTCTTCATCCATACAGCTTTCTGAATACCACTCCTCAGGGAAGCACTGATAATCCTGAAAGGCTCACCCGATATATCTAGGGGGAAAGCTTTTTGATTCTATAGAAAATTTAT